TCCCCGCGTCTTCCATAGCCGCGCAGAACACCTTGCACATGGCGGTGATCGTCTCGTCCGAGGGGAAGCCGTTCTTTGCCTTGTACCCGTCGGCATCCTCCATGTCAAACCACACGCCGAGCCGGGGCTTCCGGCCATTGAGGAAGCGCAGACACCGCTCCGCCTCCAATTTGGCCGTCTGCACATTCAGCGCATAGCTGTACCAGTAGATACCCCACGGGATACCGAGCGCGTCGCACTTGGAGATGTTGCGCTCCGCCCATTTGTCGGCATTTCGGATACCGTAGCCGCCGCGGATGATGACAAAGCCATCCTTGTACGGCGTGAAATCAAAATCGCCCTGATGCTCGGAAACGTCTATACCGTTCATTTCCATGTTCCTCCTGCTTTGAATTTTGCCAGCGCATTTTTCCACGCGCCGCCCTTGCGGTACAGCGTCGCCTGCTTCCACGTCCCGCCGACCTTGAAATAAAGCGTCGAGCCGAGCAGCTCCGGGGCCGTAAAAGAAATTTCCTTTGTGACGCTGTCCGCTTTTACGCCAACAACGACTTTGATGGACGCTCCGGCTGCCGCAATACCGGTGAAATAATACGTCTTTGTGCTTCCGCTGCTGCCGAAGCGCGATTCTGTGTAGGCTTCGCCCGTAACACCGGCAACATCGCAGCGGTGGTATGTTTTGTAAAAATCCGTGAAGTTGGGATTTGTCAGATGAAATGTGCGCGTCTCAACGATTTTCAGAGCGAAGCCCTGATCGGCCAAACGAGCGCAAAAGACCGTACCCGTAACGTCCACCTGGTTGTTGAGAATGGATATTGTATCCTTCTGTACCCACTCACTTCCGCCGGGAAGTGTCGGGGCGGTTAAGCTCCATCCCACCTATAGCACCTCACTCTGCATACTTGAGATAAATATCCCCGTCCACGCCGAGATCGGCGGACGGCTCCGTCGTTCCGGCGTAAACGTGCCGCACCTGATCGGCGGCAAGGCCGAACTTGGTGTAGGGGATGTCGTCGGCGAGCTGACCAGCGCCAACCGTTTTGTCCGCGATCTTCTCCGCCGTAACGACCTTGCCGCCGAGATTCGCTGTGCCTACCGCACCGGCAGCGATCTTCGCTTCCGTTATCACGCCGGTTCCGTCCGGCAGCATCTGTTTCCAGCCGCCGCCAACATCGCTCTGAACATACTGAATGTAGAAGTTGCTGCCCTGATCGACCATGAAGATAAAAGCATAATGCTTGTTTATCTGGGAAAGGCAGGCAATTCCTCGAAGAGCGCTGTTGATCGCTTTTGCGCCGTCCGGCACGTCGGTCGATGCCCGATTCTGATAGATCGTATAAATGCCCGGCTCGGTCAGCGCGTTGATCGCGCCAACCAGAGATTCGCCGCTGCCGACTTTGATTCCGTATGGGTCTGCATGTGTGCCGTTGTGCATCGGGTTAATGAACTTGTAGTCAAGTCCGGGGAAAATGATGCTTTGCAGAAAGCGCATAGCCATTTGCGCCGCCGCTCCTGCAACAACGATGTTCCCGTCCCCACTGTCCGTTGCGCTCACAGCACCGGCGATCGCCTCCGGTATCGTCTTAGCGTCCGAAGCGCTCACATGGATATCGTCGCCGGTTAACGTCACATTGCCGGAGGCGTCCGGCGATTTCGTGTTCACTGTCACGACAGAGCCGGAGCCGTTCATGCCGTTGTAGACGGAGAATGTGGTAAACTCCCCATTGTCGAACGTGATTTTGTATGTGTCCGTCGTGCCGGCGGCGTGTGTGCCGCTTTGCAGTGTGATGGACGCTATACCGTTGCCGTTCTTTACGTTGAACGTGGAGGTCGTTCCGTCCGTGAGCGTCACGGTGTAGGTGTCCGTCAAGCCGCTCGTTGCCGTCTTTGCAATGCTCTTAATGGATGAACCGTTTGTCACGGTAAAGTTGGTGCTTGTGTTGTCCGAGAACGAGATTTTGTAAGTGTCCACAAGGCCGGACGTGCTGATTTTCGCAACGCTCGTAATTGCCCGACCATCCGTTCCCTTGTCGCCCTTTTCGCCGGTCGCGCCGCGTACCGAAGTAGTTTTTACCTCCGTATCGTCAGACATGATGAACGTCAGAGTGTAATCGTCGTTTAGGGTAATGCTCTTAATGCCGCCGTGCCCGTCAAGAGCCGTTGCAAGGTCGTTGATAAGCACCTGTCCGGTCAGAGACTTTGCCTGTCCCGCCTGCTCCATTACAAACAGGTCTGTCGTTGTTACGGTTGATGCTCTCGGAAGCTCGCCTACTGTTTTGTCCGCCAAGGATTAGCCCTCCTTCGTTTCCGCCGCCATCAATTTCTCAATAAGCAGCTTGATATAAACGAGCTTCTCGAAATTCTCCCATCCATCGACGCGGAGAGTGCCGAGAAGCTCCTTGATTTTATTAAGTTCTTCCATGCTTAAACCTCGCTCGCGTACTTCTGCCGCAGCGCTGCCCGCTGTCCGCCGGTTTCATTGACAAGATATTCAAACTTTGTATAGTGCTCGAATACCGTATCATCTCCGTTTGCGGCTACATAGCGGATTTTCGCCGTTTTCTTCTCATCTCCGAAGATCGCCGCCGCTTCAACAAAAGAAAGGCCAGTCAGAGTGACATACAGCAGCCCAACAGTAGCAAGGCCGCAGAACGCACACGGGTATTCGCTTCCGTCAAGAAAAATGATTTTGTCCATATATCTCCTCACTAATAACCAAGGCATTTTATTTGAACAGTATTCCCTACACCGTCTCTAAAAGTGTAAGTTGACAGATTTACAGTATACCCATACAGCCGAAATGCCTCGTTGGTAGAAAAGGATCCAGCAGAGGCGTTCATCGCCGCCGCTGTTGCAGCACCGGAAAAAACATCCCCGGCAAAATACCCGTTTGCGATGCCGCCGTTTAAGTATCCATTGGTATTCGCCGTCGTGATTGTTCCAGACCCTATCTGGCTGCCTTGAATTGTTCCGGCGTCGCCGCCCGTCTGTATCCGGTTGGCATAGACATTTCCGGTAAACGTTCCGTCCGTTGCGTATAGTTGGCCGTAGCTGTTTACGCGGAATTTGCCGCCGCCGAGGGCGATGCCATCTGTCCCGATGTACACACCGTCCACCGTCCCATACAGCTCCGACAACTTGTTATAGATGGCATTCTGTGTGATGGTAAACCCGCTGTCCTTGCTGCCGATGAATCCGGACGTTGCCGTTATCTTGCCGGTGATGTCTACGCCGTCTTTCGTCGCCCTGAATACTTCCCGCCCGGAGCTTTCCAGAACAAAGCCGTCCGCCGTCAGCGACCATCCAAAAGAGGCGGAATTGCCGCCAGTCTGCGTCACTCTCGCGGCGATCTCCTGCGCGTGCAGTTCCAAAGCCGCCCGCATTTCCGCTTCGCTCGTTTCTCTGGCCGTGACCTCCGCCTGAATGCTTGCGGCATTAACTCTAAGGCTTGCCCGCGTCTCGGCAAACTGCCGGGTAGTTTTCCGGTCGGTCGGGGATTTATAGGGGTACTCATGGTCAACAGCGTTCTCCTGCGGCGCGGAGATACGCGCCGCCATCAGCGTTGAGAAATTAGTCTCATTGACATAGATTCCAGAGAAAACGCCGTTGATGGTAACGCCGTCGCCAAGCTCCGCCGCAGGGTCGAGCTTCGCCCATTCCGTGTCATACGGACGATAGACAAACCCCCCGATGCTCTCTAAGATGTCGTTCGCCATCTGCTGAGAACCCCACGGGCAGTCAAGCTCTAAGACATTATCGCCCGTTCCGGCCTCATAGAAGGAATCATCGTCAACGTTGATGCGGACTTTGGTGTATTTTGGCAGTTCCGGCGTTGAAGTGTATCCTTTTGCGCTCCTCCCAATAAAAACCGATTCAGACAAGGATCCTGTCACCTCCGAACGTGAGGACATACCCGGCAGTATCCACGAGATAGTGCGTCTCGATGCCGATCTCATTCAGCCGGACAAGACGGAGCTTTCCATAGTCCGACATGATGAAATTTCCCGCGTACATTGCCGCGATGTATCCGAGGATTTCCCTCATAGCGTATCCTCCGGGATACTGCACCGGATACCCACGCTGCATGATGTCAAACGTGCGTGGATCGACCTCCACGCCAATATGCCCAGCAATAAGGCTTACAACGTCAATGTCCGTTTTTGGCCATTCGCCGACGTCCCCATTCACGGGAAAATCGTTCTCGGCCTTTAACATTGCGTCGTATCCGTGGAATACGATCTCGTCCGTGCTCTCTCCGTCGGAGCGCGTATCGATATAAAACACGCCCTTTGGTATCCATTCGCTTTCCTTCGTGTCATTTACGGCACGGATAAACGGCTTGATGGAGGACATTCTCTTGATCGTCGCCGTCGGCTTTACCATCGTGACATCGATTTCCGCGGCGACACAGCACCCGACCATTGGCTTGTCGTCCGTGAAAAGGTGCTGCGTGGTCTTGATCTCTTTGAGCATGTTCCCGCCATAGCCGCCGGAATCGGAATCGTAATAAATCCTCGTACCGCCAAACGTGATATAATCGGCGTGCTCATCGATTAAATAAAACTCGTCGCCGATGACGAGCTTGGTTTCAAACCAATGTATACCGGCGACGATTTCCTTGTATGTTGCGCTTGTGTTCTGCATGGCTCATCTCTCCACAAGGGCGAGCGCATCAATGTTCCAGCGTTCTTTCCCATCACCGAAAGATGTATCGACCGTAGCTTTCCCAGTGCTGTTGTACATCGTAGTAACTTGTGTCCCCGTTAACCACGGGTTTGTGTAGGTGACTTCGACGTACTCCGGCATAAGCGCCGGTAGAACGATCTCTGCGTCTTTTGTGTACAAAGGTTTGAACGTTGCATCAATGCGGAATTTCGTTGCGATCCTCGCCCGGTGCATGGTGTAGTCCATCGTGCGCCCTGCGTCCGAGCTGTCGCCGTCCTCTCTGGTCACGGTGTACCCGCCGCCGTCAAGATAGGGAAGCATATCAACGCCGTTGACAATCAGTTTCATTTGCCGCGCCCCCTGTTCCGCTCCTCGGTATAGGTGTACATGATCTCACCGACCTTGCGCTTATCGAGGTAAACGTCGCTAGGTTTGATTTGTTCGTTTCCACGCGACGTTAAACGGTCGAGAAGCGCGTCCAGCTTACTTTCCAACTCTGGGGATATACCATACCCATACCCGGAGGAAAACGCATTAGGCGGCACTACACCGCCCATAGCAACGGCGGGCATTTTCATGCTCAAACCAGCGAACTTATCCGTCATACGGTCAACGATGCCGTCCGCGACCATCGACACCCACTGCGTGTTTCTCTCAAGCGGAATGACGGCCTCAGAGCCGTCTTCACCGGCAATAAACGGAGTGCCCTTTTTGACGATGCCGCCCTTGGCGAGGCGCGGGATAGATACCGAGCTTGCCCGCCAGTTTATACCGCCGCCGCCGAAAAATTGCAAAACGCTGCTGAACGCTCCGACGAGGTTATTGAACATCGTAATAACGCCGTTAACAAACGCCTCTACAGTGCCAAGGATACTGTTGATAAGGGACGCACCCCAGCGTTTGATTTCAACCCAGACGTCGATCCACGCGCTCTTAATCTTGTCAAGCGCCGCCGACCAATCGCCTGTGGCGAAACCGTACACAACAGCGGCCAATGTTTCAAAGATAGCCTTTATAAGTGACAATGCCGTGCGAATAGCGCCGACGATATTGTTAAAAGAATACTGAACGACGCCGTAAAGCAGAATGAATACTTGCGAAAGGACGTTGCCCTTTTCGGAAAGCGTTTTCAGCGCATTGTCGAACCACCCATTAACTATGCCGCTGATCTTGTCGAAAAACGCGGTGATGTCGTCCCACCACCCGGACAGGAATGAACCGAGAGCAAGGAACGCTCCGATTGCAAGCGGTATCCATGAGCCGGTGAGAAGGGCAAGACCGATACCGATTTTAAGAAACCCGGTTGACATCTCCATGCACATGTCTTTAGTAAGGCTTCCGGTGTTGATGAAATTTTTAAAAGCATCAATCAAATCCAGAGTGCCGAAAAGAACCAGCGCAATGCTCGCGGCAGTTTTCCCGAACGCAAGCCCAATAGCAAGTGCCGCTATCCCCTCCAACAGGTTTTTGATAAGCCCGAGGTTGTTCTTGATTTTGTCACTGATCGCTACATCTTCGTACTTGATTCCGCTGCCGGAACCGCCCCCGCCGCCGCCGGAGGACGAATCCTGCGCAATGGTCAGCGTATCAATGCCCATGAGCTGCTTTTTCAGTTCCTTTGCCGCACCAGCGCCGGAAGATAGATTATCGCTCAACTTTCCCGTGTTGGTTATGGCCCGCTTGAATGTGCTTTTCCCACTAAGAGCCGCAAAGAATGCCGCGATAGCGTCAACAGCCTTTGTGATCCAGCCAATGAGCGTCTGCAATACCGGGATGACAGCAGTAAGAATTGGGGCGAACGCAGCGCCCCATGACGCCTTTAGCCCCTGCAAAGACGCTTTCAGTTCGTTAATGCTTTTCTTCGTCTCAGGGTCGTTCTCGGCATAAGCCTTTACTGCTTCAATGGTGTATTGCTTTAGCTTTCGGAAAAGAACGAACAGCGAGCGGATACCGATGCCATATTTGAGCAGATTCTTCATGCCGCTTTTGATGGACTGCTGCGCACCTTCCATCGCGGCCTTGATGTCAGCGCCTTTGGACGCATCGGTGATTGTTTGCGTCAGCTCCCCGGCTCTTTTTTTCTGTTCTTCCAGCTCCGCTGTCTGCTGTTTCAGTTTGTCAACGATTTTCGCGTCCTGCGCTTCAAGCCGCTGTGCGGCTTTCTCTTTCGCCGCGAGAATCTTTTCCTGCTCGGAAAGCTGCGCTTTGATTTCCGCCTGCCGCTGGGTCTCTTCGATCCATGTCTGCGGATCAGCGTTGGCGTTAATTGCGGTTTTTGCCTCGCTCTCGGACAATGAGGATTTCAGCTTTTCGACCTTATCATAAGCCTGTGCCGCCTCGTCCTGCGCCTGTTTGAGCTGTTCAACGATGGGTGCGCGTTTCGCCTCGCCGCTCTCCATGTTCTTTTTGAGCCTGTCCATGTCGCGTTGGAGCTTGTCCAATTCTTTGGCGGCTTGCCCGGCGTCGATTTCTACCGGGAATCTAAGTTCTGTCGCCATCGCATCACGTCCATTTCTTCAACATTTCTTCGTCCTCCGCCGTGTACTTCGTCGGGAGCGTTACCAAATCCCGATTCTGCCGCAGCCATTCCCGCTCGTATTTTTCGAGCTTTTTGCCTTTGGCTAGTTTCGAGCGCAGCGACACGATCTGCGAGAACGCGCAGTCCCCGCCGATCTCCATATATGCGCCCATGAACGTCCACCAGTGGAGATATTCGACCGAGCGGCATTCGTAGCCGAGCACACGGTTGACAGGCGCGACGATATACGGGAAGTCCTTTTCCCAATCCACAAGGCGGGCGGATTTCTTCCCGTGCGGCTGTCCGAGATCGATAAACCAGAAGCACTTCTCCAATGCCTCCGAATAGTCCGTCAGTTTTTCCCAATCGGGGAAAATCGTCTGTATTGTCGCCTCCGCCTTGTCCGCATCGGAAAAATCAGGGTCATTCAGAACCTCTATGAGGTCGAGAATAACCCTGTAGTCCGAGCGTATCGCATGGTATGCACCGCCGACGGCAAGCGACATCGGCAGGGAGTAGATCATTTCTTGAATTTTGCGAGATACTTTTGCAGCTTCGGATTCGTCTTTTTCTTTTCCGCCGTAAAGGTATCGTTCATGTTGTCGATGAGGCAGAGCATCAGGTTGCACCACACGGGCAGACCATCCGCCATCGCATAGGTGTTCATCGTGCCATACAGGGGAGTGCAAACATCAAAGCCAAAAAGCCCGTTGATAAGCTCTCTCATCTCCCCGTCCATCGCACGGGCGGCAGCAAAGATTTTCTTCGCGTCGTTCTCCCCGGCGAGCATCGCCTGATATTTGTCCTGCTGCTTGTCCATCGCGTCGAACGTGTTAAAAACGCGCTCGATAAAGTCAATGTCGGTGAGGTTGAGCAACACCGTCACCTTTCCGTTGATGGAGATTTCCTGTACTCCGGTATCATGTCTAAGTTCAAGCATTGCTTAACCTCCAAAAATTAGGTCTCCGGCGTAAACTCGATAGCGCCGCTAGTGCCCTTCGTGGCCGTGCCCTTCGTGCGCGCGCCGCCATAGGTTACATTGATGGGCATACCGACGCTGCCGCCGCCCTCACCGCCGAGGCCAGTAACCTCGACCATGCAGGATTCGTAGCGCTCGGCAAATCCAGCGTAAGTGTGGACGATGAGCATGTCCATAGCCGCAAGCGCCATCGCGTCCTGATCGACAACGGCGAGCTTCCAAATCTTCTGCTGCGCCGCGTCTCCGCTGTCCAGCTCGCACGGCTCGAAAGACTGCGTAATGACAGGCTTCTTCATCGTGCCGTAGGTATCGCCGAGAATGTCTTTCTTGCTCTCGGTAGACCAGTCGTATTCCTCGGAGCTGTCCTCCACGCGCTTTCCGATCACCGACCAAACAGGAGCGGAGCCAGTGCCGGTATTCAGATAAGCGAGAAGCAGCTCACGCGCCACAGTCTGCCCCGCAGTAGTGGTAAACGTGTATTCAGCCATTCGTTATATCACCTCGTAAATTAAAGTTAAGAGGATCTGGTGATCCTCTATGTCTCCTTCGTATCGGGCAAAAAGAGCCGCCGCCGTGTCGCGTTTGACTTTGCGCACGCGGATACCGTCCGCAATCGTCAGGCTATCCACGTTCGCCTCCGCCCACGCGCCGTATGCATCCAGCACCTCGTCCGCGCTCATTCTCTCGTCGGCGTTCTTCGCCGGGACGCGATAAATGATTTTGAATTGATACTGCGCCTGATACGATCCGTCGATAAACTGCTTGGTTTTGTACGCCGCCTGAATGGTGGAAATGCATAAACCGCTTTTCTCGCCCAGCCATTCAAAGTCGAGCTTGGAAAGCGGTTTGTCCGGGTACGTATTCAGCCATTGCCGCACGGCGCGGCTCACGTCTGCGTTTTCTTCCGCAGACACTAAGGTTTTAGGTTTCTGTTCATCCAAGGGACGAAATCACCGCCTTTTCTGCGACACGCGCCCACTTGCCGCCGTTTTTCTTGTAGGATGCGTCCATCCAATGGGATTGAGCTTGCGGGTGCATGCCCGTCGTGAAAACAAGGTCTTTCGCCGTCGGCGTGAGCGTTGCGCCCTTGTGCCAGCGCAATCCTACATCCGGTATGTTCATTGGGCCTTTACCAGTGGCGGCGTCAACCATGACTTTGCCTTCGTACAGATATCGGGCTTGGTCGCCGGTATAGACGATCTCATTTCCATCCGTCCGAGCCATGTTTGAAAAAACGCCCGTCAGCGCAGGGACAAAGGGAATCGTGTCTTTCAGCGCTTGCGTTGCAACAACGATCTCCGCCGCTTTACAGGCGGATTTGAAGTCTTCCCCGCTCACGGTCCTGATCTTTAGCATGATCCTCATTTGCCACCGACCTGCCAATGCATCATATCTCCGCCGAAATCACGGACATCAACCGTGCTCACATCAAACGCATAGTCATATTTCTCTTGCAACTGCGCAAGGCTCATCATTTCGGAGACCTCGCCTTTGACAAAGTAGGTGGCCGTGGAATTGCTCTTTCCTCCGCTGTCCAGCGTCCACAAGCTCTGTTGATCTTTCGCCGCGTAAAACGCTTTTGGCTCGACATACGTTTTCTTGTCGCCGGTCGTACTGACCGCATCAACGGAAAAGGGGATGTAAAGAGTAGCGGCGTCAGCGTCAGAAAGCCCCGTCTTTGCAACATTCGTTCCCTTGGACACATCCAACAGCACCCCCCGAAGGATGGTGATGCTGTTGTGCATCTTTAGATCATCATCCTCGTAGGAGTTAAAGACCGTGACAACATGTGGAAACACAGCGTCTACCCCCTCTGTACAAAAGCCCCGTCCACGCAAGATAATCCATAGCGATGTTTTCCAGCGTTTTCCGGGCGGCCTCCGCCGTCTCCGTGCCGCTTGCGTATGTTTTGCTCCACGCGCCTACGGTCTGGCTCTTTACCTCGCCGCCGCTCATGCTCTGCGCTTTGGCGTTCTCAATAATTTGATACTGTTCCGCCAGCGCACAGCAGCACATAGCAAGCGCGTTGTCCGTGCCCGGGTAGTCCTTCGCCTTGCCCATGGTGTAATAGTCGATGAAGGAGCTTGCCCGCGTTGCTGCACGGGCAAACTCCTGTTCCGTAAGGGCGCTGCCGAGATAAGTATCGGTGTAAAAAGTGTATTTCGCGTACATCTGCGCCCCTCCGGTTTATCAGCCCACGGTAACGGCAGCCGTGCCGGACTTCGTGCCGTCCTGCTTGGAAGTCGCGGTAACGGTCAGCGCAGTATTCGTCTCGTTGGAGGCGATAGTCAGCGTGCCGTTCTCGTCGATCTTCGTTCCAGCCTTAACAGCAGCCGTGCCGGAAACGCTCCACAGCACGCCGTTAGACACCGCACCCTCGCCGGTCACAGCGGCGGAAAACGCCTTGCTCGCGCCCTTAGCAACGGTAGCGGTGGCCGGGGTTACGGTAACGGTGTTGACCGTACCGGCCGGAGCGTACACCGCAAACGGGCAGAACTTCGACAGGGTGTCGTTGTACGCCGTCTTCGGGTTCGGAATTTCCCAACCGAGACGCATAACCGCACGCAGCGCAACCATATCGTTCTGCATGAGGTTGTAAACGATGGAGTTGTCGGAAGGATCCTGCACAACGCCCTGATCGAAAATCTTGAACGTGATGTCCTGACGGATGGAGTACACCAGCTCCGACCAGTCACCGGCAAACATAAGCGCCTTGGCAGTGTCAAAAGCGCCGTTGCGCGGGAAGTACATGGGAGAGCCGTCCAGCGCGTAAGGCGTCGCGCCCTGCATATCGGTTTTGAAGATGGGGTTGCCGTTCAGGTCTTTCAGACCGCGCAGCTTCGCGCGCATCTGGATAGCGGACATAATGCCGTTGACGAGATATCCGCTCTCTTCGACCTTGGCAATCACGCCGCCCTCGGCGAGCAGGTCGTCATAGATGTACGGCGTCGCCGCCACAACGGAACCTGCTTTCGTGCAGGTCTCAAGGACACTATCGCGCCAAGAGGTGGGCTTGTTCGTGCCAAACAGGATCGCGCCGTCAATGACCTTACCGAACGCCTCAACGAGACGCGGGCGGACTTCGCCCCAGATGTCATAGTCGGCATCGTCAAGCACCGCCTCGGGAATGGGGACGATGACGGCAATCTCTTCGGCATAAATTTTCTTTTTGTCCCACTTCATCTTAGTGGTCTGCTTCATGCCGGTGTCGCCGTTCACGAAGTAAGCGGTCGGGAGCATGTCCAGAACGTTCATCGTCTGGGTCTTGCTGGTCATGTTGGGGAGGCGGCGTCCCATCTGGAGGACGGCGCTGCCCTCGGTCACGCCCTGGATGATCTCACGGGTGACAGGTTCCGGGATAAGCCCGGAAAGGTCAGTTCTGTTTACAATGTTAGTAGCCATGTTTTACCTCACAAATTACTTAAATTTGCCCCGAATCAGGGCATTCATAGCGTCGTTCGTGCCGGTGGCACTATTGCCGCTGTTGCCAACGTGCGCGGACATATCCACACGCACGGAAGCGGGTTTTCGGTCTTTCAGAAACTCGTCGGCTGCCTTTTCAAAGCTCACCGTGTCCGTTACTTTCTGCCCGATCTTGAAACAGTAAAATTCCAGCTCGTCAGCCCCCACGCCCTTAGAAGCGAGATACTTTTCTCTCTCGTACTGCGTGAGCTTAGCTTCGGCGGCAATACGCGCAGCCTTTTCGGTGTCGCGCTCTTTCTCGATTCCCTTGAGCTTGTCCGCTTCGCTCTGCTGATTGGCTTTCCAAGCCTTATAAGCGTTCATTTCTTCCTCGGTGGGCATTCCTTTGGTTGCCCGCGCGAGACGCTTTGCAACGATATTGTCTACCTCGGCTTGTGTAAAAGTAGCCTCGTTCCCGCCCTCGGCGGTGTTGGGATTGGTATTCGGTTCTGCCATGATGATTCCTCCGTTTTCCGCCCGTCGGCGTATTCCGTTTATGCCCGTCGGCAAACAAAAAAGGAGCCCGTCCCGAATGGGACAAACTCCTTGAATGTTTATAAATGCATGGCCGCTGTTGAGCAGTAGCGACGCGGTTTTTGTATCCCCCTCCGCAGGGGCAAGACAGAGGGAAAGGAAGGAAACCTCTGCCAAAGCAAGACCGTTATTTCTATACCCGCCACAAGGTCAGGCGGCGCTCTCTGTTATGCTTTTGAAGAGTGATATCATTTTCGTGACATCACGAAAATGGTCATAGAAAAAGCACCGTGTGTTTACACGATGCTTAATTCTCTGTAATTTTGAAGATGTCAGCTACGTCGATACATAGCCCGCCATTAATAGTGATATACTCTTCCGGCGTGTCCTCATCCTCGCCAAACTCACAGTATACATGGCAGCGGCCTTTGTATTTGTGCCCGGTTTTCGTTTCTACCAAAACATCTTTGCAGTTGTATGAAAGCAGCTCATTGATGTTGTACATAATAATCTTTCATCCCCTTGTTGTCAGAATAAGCGGGAACAATATGCCAGCCCTTTTTACGGCTGTAATGAATCGTAAAGCAAGGCGTGTCAATTTTTTCTCCGGTTTGCAAATCTACTGTTTGCCCGATAATCTTATCATTGGCCGTAATCAATTCCGATTCTTTCCATCTGCCTGTTTTTTCATCTCGCATGATGATTCCGGTGCTCGAATACTGATTGAAAAGCTCTTTCAATTCATCCGGCGTTACAGTAACAATACTCGGGCCATACAGCCCTTGCCTCTGCTGCTTCTGGACGTACATATTGTACTCGTTCGTTCCGACATAATGCCCATTCTGCCGCCCAACGTTCATCTCGTGCGAGTACTCATTTTGAATCCTGCGCCGGATAGGAAGATCGCGGAGATACGCATCAACGTTTCCGTTCTCGCTCCCTGTATCATACATCCCGTCAGCCTTTTTTACAATCTCCAAGTATGCACGATTTGTTTCTCTTGCAGCATCCGCGCCGAACTCCGCAATGTTCCCTCGCTCGTATTGTGGCCTTAGTCCCGCCGCCTTGCTGAAAGCCTCGTATTCCTCGTTGAGACGACGATACCGTACTGCCTTTGTCGTATACTCCTCGTCATCTCCGCGCCCTTTGGCGGCTATCAGCTCGCGTTTAACTTTACGTAGCGATGCCTCAACCTGTCTTTGCTTTTGCGTTGCTTCGTAAAAGGTATATTGCTTGCCCTCAAACTCAAAAGGCGGCGGGTCTATGTTCTCTAATTCCTCATCGGTGTATGTCCGCTCGGAAACGCCCTCGATCCAGATATGGTACATATGGCGGCAGTTAGCGCCGCACAAGCCGTCCACCTCGTCAAGACCGCAGACCTCATATATAGACGGGTAAATATCGCCGGTACGGACGGAATAAACGCGCCCCTGCCATTTCTTATGGCTCGCCCATGGCGTTTTACCCTCTCCGTCTCGCGCCCCACGGTGCGCCGTAACCTCTCTGTATGGCGTGTCAAGCAACGTCGCCGTCTGCTCGGTGTACTGTCGGGAAAGCTGGGTAACGCCTGTCATAACGGCTCTGCGGGCGGCAACGTCAACACGGTTATGCCAGCCGGATTCATAGTCAACGTACTGCAAGCCGCTGTCCGTCAGCATCTTCGTTGCGTCACGGATCGCCACGTTATAGCTCTGCCCGCTCTCCACGCGCATCAAAGCATCATCAAGGACGCGCTGGTACATCCTGCCTATATCATCGACCTTTACCGTTCCGTCCGGCGCTCGGTACGCAAAGCCCATGCTTCGCGTGATGTTCGTAAGCTCTCCGAGCGTCTGCATCTCAATGGCGTTGATCTCCGCCATAAAAAGATCGGCTTTGAAATTGTTTTCGCCAAGAATAAGGTTATCGTCTATCAGAGTATCGAAATACTGCTGGTTTCGTTGGACGGCCTTGTTCCATACGGTGTCAAACTCGCTCTGCGTGAGCTTTAGTGTCTTTCGGATATACTCGTTGATTTTCTTGTAGTCGTATCCCCGTCGCTGCAAAGACCGTATATGCTCTATCGCCGTCTCCGTCATTTCCCCGGTCATGGCAACGCGGGAGCATATATCCTCAAGGATTTGTTCTTCTAAACGCTGATATAGCCGCATAAGCGGCAGGGGCAGGGAGTACATGAACTCCGGCGTGATCGGGTATTTCATTCATTTTCGCCCGATACAAGGCTCTCCATCTTCGGCAGGGCGGCTTTTGCCGTCGCCTCGTCCTCGTTCATCCACTTAGCGCGGAACTCCCAGTTATTCATGATTCCCATCTGCACCATACGGGAATCGCGGTTAAAGTCAGTCTCTTTGTCCTCAATGATGGAATCATCGAAATCAACCGTGATCTCAACATCCTCGTCCAGCCCGGCGTTCATGTAAGCATTGCCCATTCGGAGTAGGACGCGACACAGCTCAATGAGAACGCCTTCAAGGATGATCTCATGCTTCTTGATCGTGCGGAACATCTCGGAGTTTTCACTTATGATCTGCGTCGCCGTAGACACGTTGCCATTATCGTATTTGTAATGGTTCTCGCCGAATCCGCACTTGCTCGACAGGAGGTTTAGCATGTCCTGAATACCGGCATTGTGTTCCGCCGTGCGGAGGTTCATGTTGATCTCTTTGATGATCTCGCTATCCTGCCCGTCGGCGGGAAGAACATAAAAAACAACGTCGCTTGTGTCGAATAGCGGCTCGCCCGTGTGGAAATTCTTTGTTGCCTGCGGTTTTATCATGACGCGCTTCTTACCAAGCTGGAACTCGTTCACATAGCTGTCGTATGTCAGGTCAACGCCCTTTAGCTGATCTATGGCATTGGCAAATACCGAAATGCCCATCGGGAGGGTTGCATCAACATTATTGACAATGTTCAGCCGGTCAATGACGAACATACGCTGCGTAAACGGTGTATGCACGACCGGGGCGACGTTTTCAAACCCCGGCACATCGGCAAGTTTCACCTCCGACAGACTGCCCTTTGTGTCACGATACAAAAGGTTTTCGATGTCATATGTGCCCTTTTCCGTTCGCTTGTGAATGCAGATGTAAAGGTACGAATCTTTCTTTATTGCCTTGTGCGATCCAAACGCGCACTCGGTTACAATGCCGTTCTCCCATGTAAGGGGAAGGATAAGGTCAGCCGGTACATAATCGATGCGGATTTCCCCGCCGCTGCCGTTCACCTTGCCCGTCTGCTCATCGACAGACGCATTAACGACCGTAGGAACATACGCGACAGTGCCGCGTGCCGCCTTGATCTCCTGCATCTCGTTCGATTTGACGGTGAAGTTGTTCCGCTCAAAAACGGAATCGATGAAATCCTGCTCTGGCTTCCCCTCAAGCGTTATCTTGCATTTTTCGTTCAGCAAAAGGTTCGCCCAGTCCTCGCAGACCTTTTTCGCCATGCCGAGAGAGTACAGGCGGCAGGGGACGTATTTCATGCCGTTCCAGATGCGGTAACGGTGGAACTGCTTCACATAGCCGTCGTACCAGCTCTTCCAATTCTCGATATAAGTATAAAAACTTTCTGGAACGGTGGTATATCCCCGCGCCCGTAAAATCTCGTAAATGTTCATTTATGCCTTCACTCCATACAATCTGAAAACAGGCTCCATCCCATACCGGATAGCGTCTATTGCGTGGTTGTTCTTGTCTGGGTATCCGCTTATAATCTCGCCGTCTTTGTTCCGCTCGTACTCATAGCCGACGATCTCTTTGTATGCGTTCGGCGTCCTGCGTTTGTCAATAACGATCTTTCGGCGTTGCAACCACTTCATACCGTATTCAACGCTTCCCGGCCCCTTTATTGCCGATCTCGCGTCTACTCCACTCGCGCGAAAGTCCACGATACTTTTCGGCTCCGCGCTGTCGCACGTAATCGGGAAATCATTATAATGGTGTTCGCGTATCCATGCGGCATTATCTTCGTTGCTCGTCTTATTAACGTAATGCTCATCAATCAGATACAGCGTTTCTCTGGCAACGTCATAATATATGCGGATAAAGCAAAACGGGTCAGGATACCATCCAAAGTCGATGCCTTGATAAATCCTGTCAAAACGCTTTACTTCGTCGTCCGTAATTTCCCGAAGCTCCAACCGCTCAAATACGTTGCCGCCCGTGCCTACCGGCAAACCAAGGTATTCGTGTTGGTACGCTCTTTCATCGGTCTGTTTAAGGTATTCGGCTTCGTTTATGAACTCCTCGCCGAGCCAGCTCTTAGGCGCATCAAGGTAGGTGCTTATGTGGCACAGTCGGTTCGGCTTGTCTTCAGCACTATCTATATTCGCCCAATTATCGCGGCTGATAGGCGGGTTGTAGCTCTCGAAATTCCAGAACTTGTCCCCACCGCGCATCGTGGACTGCAAAATGGTTCGTATCTCCGCCCTGCCGGAAAACTGATCTTTTTCCTCAAAGTGCGTAACGGCAATATACCCGAACGGCACCTTGATAGATTTAATCTTCATCGGATCGTCTGCGCCACGGAACATGATCTTTTGCCCGGTGGGGCGGTAGATGATTTCCATCGGGCTGACCTTTGCATACCATAGCCCGGCCATGCCAAGCTCGGCAATCGCCCACATGTACTGGTTGAATACGCTATCGCGCAGGGTGTTTGCAACCTTACGGAGCACAAGCGCATGGGTGTTGGGATTTGCAATTAACAGCTGCGGCACAAGCAGGGATACCGTTGACGATTTCAGGCTCCCTCGACCGCCGCGAATATCATAATGCGTATGCCCGTGCCGCATAACATCTTTCGCAAAGTCATAGAATACAGGGGCAAGCATTTCTGACATTTTTATATGTCCCATTCAATAACAGCCCCTCTATCAACTTCTGGATCAGGATAGTCTTTCTGTCCGAGAACTTGCTTGCCAAGCCATATCGCCATTGTCGCATTCGTTTCCGATAGCTTCATCTGGTTACGGCGCAAGCTCACTTTGCCTCTGGCCTGCCCTCTTTTTTTGCAGTCTAAGAATGTTTCTCGGTTGTTCTTGTTATGCAGCGTTTCTACCGTTGTGCCAAGCTCCCCAGCCATTTCTTCATCGGTGCACATGTATTTGGACAACATCTCGACCAGTTGCTTGCCCTCGACACTCAAAACAAGGCTCGGTCGGCCTTTTCCGTTGGGCTGCTTATTCAGATATTTGTTAAACGCTCCGAGCTGTTCAGCAGTCTTCGCCATATAAGCACCTCGTAGACAACGCGAGAACGCTCTCTATGGTTTCGGACATGTCATAATATCTATAATCACCCAAACGGCCACAAACGATTAGACCGTCCTTTTCCGCTCTCGACCGGTATTTCTGATACAGAGCTTCACTCTCTGCGTTATTGACAGAATAAAAAGGTTCTTTCCCTCTTTCCCATGTGTCAGGGTATTCGATTGTCAGTACGGTTTTCGGGCTTTCTGTGTCAAAAACGAAGTGCTTATGCTCTATAACCCTAGTATGGGGGATTCTGCTCTCGGTGTAATTTACTACAGCCACACCTTGATAGTTGTCTATATCAACCGTCATTTGATCAAAGCGCAGGCTTCGCCACGGGAGTTCTCCATACTCATATCCGTAAAGCTCATCGAGCGCACCAGTATAAACAATCTTCTTTGCCTTATACTTTTCCTTTGCTTCTTTAAAGGCCGTATTAAGGGCTACGTCTGTACCGTTTAACAGTGATTCAATGATTTTGTTATACCCCTCAATAGGGATGCCCTGATATTTCGCATTGTAATAGTTATTGTCCGCCGTATACCGAACAGGGATCCGCCGCATTATGTCAGGCGGAAGTTCGGAACACGGCTTGCCCCATTGCTTTTCGGTATAGCCTCGGATAAACATCTTATAGATGTCTTCTCCGACAAGCGACAGCGCGTGTTCTTCTAAGCTCTTCGCTTCACGGTCAAGCACAAGCCGTTGGCGGTTGATCTCCGCTTTCGCCTGAAAAGGGAAATTCACACCCCACAACTGCCGGAACGTGTTCATGTTAAACGGTAGGTTGTAACACCGTCCTGCGTAACAGGCAAGTGGGCTGTTAATGAAATTATTGAAATGAACGAACTGGTTGACGAATTTCCATACCTCGTCGTTGTTCGTGCGGAAAATGTGCGCTCCGTATTTATGAACTGCGATACCCTCAACATTTTCTTGGTAGCAGTTTCCACCGATATGGTCGCGCCGATCCACGGCAATGCAGGCCTTTCCGGCCTTTGTCGCCATATACGCAAAAACAGAGCCTGCAAGCCCCGTTCCAACTATTAAGTAATCGTAGTTTTTTTCCATTTTTCGTTCACCAGCTTCGGGCGGCAGTTGTTCCAACTGATCTTGTGATGGATGCGGAAATTGATTCTGCCCTGCTTTGCGATTTTCACGAACGACGGGCAGCACATCACGCTGTAAAAGCTCTTCCGGTACGTACCATTGTCCTGATATATGTCCATCATTCCACCACGCATGTGCTGTGTCGGCGGCGTCTGTACCTGTAAGTACATAACAGAATACATCAGCAGCCCCCGGCTTGCTTCATCTATCGTCGTGGTGATATCGTCATTCATGCGCATACGGAATTTAACCTTTTTATCCGCACGCATCAGAAACGAGCCCATTGTCTTTGGGTTCAAGCCCAGAAAATACTTTTTCCCCCGGATCCCGCCAAGGTATTCGCTCGATAGCGTAAAGGACAACCATGCAATGTCCGTCTTGTCGATGTAACGCACAAGGTAATAGAAAAGCGTGTCAAGGTCTCGGCAAGCCTTTGTAACAAGCCTGTCATCCTCTACATATCTGAAATCGATCCTCGTAAAATCATCGTCGAGCTGCAAATGATATTTAAAGCCACGCTCTTCGGCAAGGTCTTGTATCTTGTTTCTTGCGAACACTCCAACGCGGCGGTCATTGTCCGTGTCACCGGTGTCCGTCTCATCCGCAACAGCCTTTTTATCGAACTGAATGACATGCTCACCGAACTTGGAGAAATATTGGTCGGCTTGGTCGTCCTCATTGTCGATCACAACATACCAGTCTCCGGTGTATCCGCTGTCTTTCAACATCTTTACTGTCTTTATCTCGTCAGCTCTGCCGTGGCTTAGAATAAAAACGGCAAAAGATTCGCGGTATTCACTCCTCGTCAATGCCCTCACCGTCCTTTAACTCTACCAAGCCGTCAAGCAGCTCGGCAAACCCATTAGCAATGGCATTATCGATATCGACGATGACAAGTGCGGAACGCTCCATCAGTTCCTGCATTTCAGGGCTTGCACAGTTCGCATAGTATTCCGCAATATTCCTGTAATTGAACACATTATGCCGGTTTGCCGCTGCAATAAGGAACGCTTTCTGCTCAGGAAGGATGTCTGCGGCCTCAATCTCCATGATGAGGCTGTCCGTCTTATCCGTATTGTACAGGTCGGCAAGGCTCGGCTTTATCCCGTCCGGCTCATACTGCGGAATATTGACTTTCATGCTGTACTGGTTAGGCTCGCTCTCTTTTTCTTCCTCAAAAAATCCGAAGTCAAAGCCCTCGAAATCAAGCTCCGCAAGTTCTTCCGATAAAAGCGCATCATCCCATTCGGCAAACTCATTTGTTTTGTTGTCTAGAAGCCGATATTTCCGTTTCTGTTCCTCCGTCAGCCCCTCTTTGATAAGAACATCCGCTTCTTTATAGCCGAGCTTTTTCAACGCCTTATATCTCGTATGCCCGGCAAGGATCACGCCGTCCTCATCCACAATGATAGGCGCAACGTAGGTGCACTGCTTGATGCTCTCCATGACATAAGCGACAGCATCATCATTCTTTCTAGGATTCTTTTCATAAGGGACGATTTCCCTTAACGGCTTTTTGACAAGTTGCATTTCAGTTCCTTCCTTTCCGCTTCCAACAAAAAAAGAGCCGGAATCGCTTCCAGCTCTTTCGAGTGTACCCATTATAGCACTTGATTTTGGCTTTTTAGGCTAATCTTTCAACGTCGGCGTGAAGCTTTCGCTTTTAAGCATCCCCATGATCCTGCCCATTTCCGCAAGCCGTCCTTCGGCAAACGGCGTACTGCAACCATTCAATTCGCAAGCTTCAATAAGCTCAAGCCGCCGTTCCTTGAAAAATTCATAAAGGCTGTCTGCGTCAATAGCTCTCATGATCACACCCCCGGCTGGTGAGCTTCTTTAGCTTCGATCTCGTCTGTCCAGCAGCGGACTTCCGGCCAGTTGATCGCCAGCGAGGACAGGACGGAATACACACCCTGCCGCATCGCGCGGTGTTCTTCTTCCGCTTCACGCTCGGTGTATTCGTCGGTATAGAACTGCTGCATCCGGCGGGCGACTTCGTCGTATACTGCCTGAATCTGGTCTTTCTCGAATTTGATGCCTTTCATTGATCGTTCTTCCTTTCTGGGCGGTTTAGCCGCCGCCCTTCGGCTCCTGTTCTTCTTATTTCACGTAGATCGTCAAGTCTTCGCCGGTGATGCGGAAAGAAACGAGCGTCGCGTTAAGCTGTTTTTCATACGGTGTGTCCGTTGCCATCGGGTTAACGGCAATGCCGATAAGCTGCGTTTTCTCTTCCACACCTCGAACAACGAAAATGCGGTGAATCGAGCTGGATGCATAAAGAAGCTTGTTCAAGAACTGTCTTACTTTCATTTCAATTTCCTTTCTGCCTGTCGGCTTGTTCTTACAGTTGTAGTTATAAACTATATAGTTTAGAATGTCAACCATTATTGTGAACTTTTTGGGATATTTTTGAAAAGTTTTATTTGACAAACAAAATCATATAGTTTACAATCAGATCGAAAGGGGTGATCCAATGACCGCTAAGCAATTAGTTGATATGGCGCTGGCTTACGCCGGGATGAGCAAATCAGAGCTTGCCCGCCGCCTAAACTGGTCTCCGCAACTGTTAAGCAAGCGCCTAAATACCGGAAAGTTCTCCGTTGAAGAATGGTGCGTTATTGCGAAAGCCATTGGCGCAGAACCACATATCGGCTTTGTTTTCCCGGACGGGAAAGAAATATAAAGCAAAGGGGTAGTCATTCGACTGCCCCTTTTTTTGTAAGCCCAAAGTTCTCTGCTGTTCTTTCGATGAATTTATTATGCCAGTTCTTAGCGGTTCCGTAGGAAACGAACAGGGCCATAGCTGCCCCATGCAAAGTATGTGTGCGCTTAAAAAACACCATTTCGATGAGCTTTACGCGATCCGCGCCATTAGGATACCGCATGGTGTCCCGTATGGTCTTTTCGACAGCTAAATACTCTTTCATATCATCGAAAGGCAGCTCGCGCAAGGCGACGCTTTCAGCGGCTCGGTTTACGCCCGTCCCTCGTCCTGTTGCGCCGTATGCGGGAACAACAGACTGCTCCCGTATATTCCGCAAATCCTCACAATGCATCGGGTACGCCCGGATGATCGCTTTCACGAATCCCCACCATTTGTATCTTGGTTTGCTCATTTTACCTCCGTTCTCGCAACGTTAAACGCTCTGTACGGAATTTTCGATTGTTATGCACATCTTTTCACACCTCCCACGAAACGCTTAACTTTGCCATGCTCACAGAGCCGAGGACGGAATAAACGAGGTTCAGCGCTTCTGTGGTCGTGGTGTTCTCGAAGCAGAGGCTTCCGCTCTTTGGAGTGCCCCCCCTATTCTGTACCGGCGGAGCATCAGGAGCTTTGACCTCCTCCGCCGGTTCAGCAACTTCCAACGTGGAATGCACTGGTTCCGGCGGCGCTTCTACATGATCGGCTTTCGGCTCCTCGGCGCAAAAGGCACGGAACCCGCCGTTGTTGGTATTCGCCCATCCTCCACGATGCGGAAACTTGATGACGAGCTTCTTAGTCTCCAAGCCCACAGTCTGAACAGAAACGCCGAACATGGCGGCAAGGTCTTTTTGCTGCACGTCGAAGCGCTTCTGTAGATTTTCTATGTACTCCCGGCGCACATCGTCCGGGAGCATCTTAAATTCTTTCCACCGCATGGGACGGTTAAGAGCGTAGGTCTTTACTTCGCCATTCATTGCTTCTCGTTCCTTTCTTGTAAGATAGTCGGACGGGAAGATGACTTTCCCGCCCTTTCCGGCATGGGTGCGCTTATTATGTATGCCACGCGCCGTTCGCTTCTTCTCTGCGCAGTCAGTAACGAAAACGTACTTTTCATCATTCAAAGTTAAAACTCTCCATAACGTTTGATTTGATATGTCTCACCGTCTATGGTGTATATCGTTAAAGTCTCGCATATTGCCGGAGGAGACGATGCAGGAACGAAAACCGTACCGTACCTTGTCCCGCAATACTCACACACGCTCCCGGTGATCGGCGCTCCGCAGTTCGGGCAGTTTGTCATTTCTCCCACCCGAACTCGTCCTTTATGGCGTCTCTGACTTCCCAGATGTTGAGGTTCTTGCTGTTCACGCTCTCACGGATGTTGCGCACCTCGTCAGACATGCGGTTCACGTCCTCCTGCGTTGGATTGAAGCAGGACATCCATGCCCAGACGAAGATCGTCATGGCGATGGACACGGCCTTGTGCATGGATACGTCTTTCGGCTTGCGTTTGGATTTACTGCTCATCGCGTATCTCCTCCACATAGTTCCAGCTCTGCGGCGGTCTCGTGAGATTACACTGCGTACATTCTGAACACTTCGGCGTTGCCATGCCGAGATTGTCAAAGTAACATTCTCTGCTGTGTTTCTTGAACGCAGATATTTCTTTCGGCTTGTCGTAGATTTTCAGATCGGAGATATGCCAGCCGAACCCTAGGTTTCCGCCCAAATACGCATAGAGCTCCTCCTCTGTTAAGCACGCATCTTCGAGGAGCCGCCAGATTGGAGATTCCCAATCTCCGTTATTTGCAATTCGATATTCCGGTTCTCCGCCACGTCTGGTGAAGCCAACACGCGCCAGCCAGTCAATTCGGTCGCACACAAACTCGCCAATAACTTTCCCGCCGCCATGAAAGCCTTGTTTTCCCACCAGCGCAAAGAAATCCTCGTGTTCAAATCGCGGCTTCGAGCAGTAGACATACACCTTAAACGGCGTTTCCAACTTCGGGCGTGTCTTGCGCACTTCCATCGTCTTTTCCCCAGCGGCAATCAGCTCGCACCAGCGCGGCTGGATGCTTAACATTACTGCTTTACTCATCGGTTCTCCTTTCTCCGTCGGCGCAATAGAAATCCGCGCGTGTTGCTCTCAGCCCAACTTCGTGCCCGTCAAGGATTGTTGCGTTTTTTGCGCACATATCGCGCCCATTAAAAAGTCTATGTTCTTTGCACTCGCGGCAATGGATCACCGCCTCATACCCAAGCTGCACCGCCATGCGCTTAAACTGGCTGCGGGTGGGGCGATCTATGGTGGGCGCTTCCTCTATCAGTTTTCGGGCTTTCCCCGGCTCTCCTTCGTGCTGCCGGTCGTATTCAGCAAGCAGAGCGTCAGCGTCAATTAGTCTTGCCATTCACTACACCCCCCATTCCACCGCCACACACAGCGATGGCATTTGCCGTAGCAGGGTTTATGCATTTTTTATTCCTCCTAACGCGATTTCGCAGAAGATTCCGCAATCTTCTAAAATCTCCTCGCTCATGCTTCCGCGTGTCGGGTCTAACTCATCAAGATAGCACTCTTTCAGGCACGTACGCCCGATCTCTCGTTCAAGCCTTGCGCGGCTTTCAAAAACCTCCGGGAAATCAACGCGGATTTTGTTCCAGTAGCCCATGCCGCCCTTAACGCAGCCGATACAGTTGTTATTGTTGTAGCCCATGTCATACATTACCGGTCGTTTGATTTGGAGCCGAGCAAGCATCGCGTGAGCGTCCTGCTTCGTCAGATTGTTTTCGATGAGCGGGAAGCGGTGCTTAAACTGCGGCATTGCATCCACAAGGTTTTCCGCACGGTGGCGCTCGCCGCTATCGAATCCCCAGACGTATGTGATTTCGCAATCCTCGTGTGCACGTTCCCACTCCTTGCGGACACGTTTTTTCAGGTAGTTCGTGCAGGGGGCAAAACCGCGCACCATCCGAAACACGCCACCCGCACGCACCGCGTCAGCAACGCTGGAATACTCGGCTGACCGCAGCATGCCAATCGGTTTCCCAATGGCTTTTTCGCAATCGGCGATAAAACGCAGACTGTCCGGGTGCTGGTCGGCGATGTCGATGTACAGAGATTCATCAATTTCGTCTTTTGTAATATACTCGGCAATAAACGAGCTGACGCCGGCAGAAACCCAGCAGACTGTCAGTTTACGTTTCTCAGTCATGTCGCTTCATCCTCCTTAAGCATCGCTGCCACCGCCTTTATACTTCGGCATGTCCGCCCATGCTTTCACACCGTCCCAATCACCGCGTGTTTCGAGCTCGAACAGGTTGTTGCACTCATCGCAATCGATCATACACAAGTCCTGAGAAACGCCCCAGCTTGTGGCGACAAGGATTTCCTGCCCGTCATCCGGCATTTCGCAAGAAAATATATATTCCGGGATTTCATAGTCAGCGTACCCGCGCTCGGCGTACTCAACTTTTTCGTCGTTGGTCAACGGGCGCTCTGTGATCTCGTGCCAGACGATCTTTTCTTCAAACATCAGCTTCTACCTCGCTTTCGAGCCATTTTCTTCACCGTCCCACGTTCTGTCTCTTTTCCACCGTCTGCACCAGTGTTCAAAGCACTGCAAATAGCCAATGTGACGATCGTCTATTTCGCACCGGCACCGGATTCCGTCCTTAGTTACAGCACACACGTTTCCGCTCCTTGTTCATTCCGCACCGTCCATTCGTGCGCCGCAATGAGGACAGAACGCGCTCTCGCCCATAAACGTGTTGGGGTTCTGGCAGATGGAACAACTATATGGCTGATAGAAATCATGTAAAACGCCCTTCCAATTTTCCCGTTTTACGACAAGCGACACCCATTTCCCGTGCTGTGCAACTGGCGCATATTGGTTGCACTCTGCACAAGGTTGATTACCAGTCGCTCGACAAACGAGATAATGATTGCAGCTGGGGCAAATACTTTCTACCCCCGCCTTGATTGTCTGGTGGATATCAATCATCATTTTCTTCGCCCTCCACTCTCCATCCATCCATAACCGCACCGCAATGAGGGCAGTAGGACGTTCGTCCAGCAAAACCGATTTCGCAAACAGAGCAGTACTGAATATCTCCTGCAAACTCTGCGTGAAATGGCATCCATTTTCCATGCCGTACAGGCGCAACGTCAGCGGCAGGAATCCCTTCAACAAAGCACTTCAATGCGACAATTTCCGGCTTCCAAATCGTATCCATGCAAGCGTCCAGATGGTTAATCACCGTCACACGCTTTATGTATTCAGCCATTGTCAGTCCTCCTGTTCCATGCTTCGATAACGTCACATTCTCTTGTTTCTCGCGTTCTAATGCCGCACTTTGTGCATCGAATCATTCCATTATCGCCAAAGATTTCTTTCCCGTTTTCGTCGAGAGACATCCAACCGTAGAATGATTTAATAAATTCCGGTCTGCCGCCGCAAAACGGGCAAGGTTTAAGCTCCTCCATTGTCAGCCCTCCCAATCAATCGCCTGTCCGCACACTTTGCAATAACTTCGGCTTAATTTCTTGCACCCTTTTTCCGTGATTTTATGTCCGCAGTTCGCGCACATCAAAGCGCACCTTGTTTCTCTCGGCTTCTTCGGAATCTGCTTTTCAATGGCCGCGATCGCCGTTTCAAACGCCACGGCATATTCCATCGGGTATTCCCATTCGACCTCCGCAATGGCCGTTTTGATGATGCGTATTGCTTCTTTGTATGTCATGTAATCAGCTCCTCTTCATATTTGCAGACTGTCATGTCGCAACTCTTATTATCTGCACACACGCTGCATCCGTGCTTTCTTAAGAAAACCGCGTCGCTCTTTGTAGGGCGGCCCGGTTTACAGACGCGGGAAACCGGCTTCCTGCTTTTTTGGTTCTGCTCTGGAATGGCCTTTGCGCACTCCTTGACTTTAACGGCGGTTCTCTTTGGGGCAGTCTCGCGTGCCTTCCGGGGCAATTCGGATTTCGGCTTTCGGAATATTCTCATGCGTTCCGCCCTTGCCGATCTCAACTCATTGGATAGGCATCCGCAGGATTTTGTCCGCCCGGAAACAAGGTTGTTCTGCATGACGGTTTTTTCCGTTCCGCAGTCGCATTTGACGCGCCAGAAAATAAATCCCTTTCTGTCCGGCACATCGGCAAGGCCGAGGACAACGAGCCGCCCGAACCGCTGACCTGTCAGGTCTTTTCTCGGTCGTGCCTTTATAGCCGCCCTTGCCTTTTCGAGCTTTGCCCGCGAAGCATCGGAGTTCAGACAGCCGCAGGATTTTGTTTTTCCGCTCCGCAGAGAATAACCGGCAATTACTTTCTCATTTCCGCAGTCGCATTTGCAGAGCCAATGCGCGCCGGTGTGCTCGGAGTGGTCGTATCGTATGACCGTCAGGCGTCCGAAGCGCTGCCCGGTAAGGTCAATTCGTTTCATCCGAGCCTCCGCTTGGCGTAGAGTGCCATGAGTAAAGATTCCGCCATTCCGTCATGCTCTTTGCGGCAGCCCGGCGGTATTAAATTCACGCCGGGGAAGAGCCGCTTGCAGACCTCAATGGACGTGTTCTTGTCCGCCGTGACGGAAAATTCCTTCTTCCACTTCTGCGGGCGGACAAGCTCATAGGGGATCTCGTATGCTTCGAGCATCCCTTGCAGCCAGCCGAAATTTTCCCCGAAGTGAAACATGGACACGCTTCCGTTCTTCGGCATCACGCCGACGTGCTCCAAGCAGCACACCGCCTTTTCTCCGCGCAGGTCGGAGAGGACGCAGCGGTATGTGTCTCTGTCATACTGGAACGTCTGGACTTCCTCCCCTTGCAGAATGGCAAGTCCGCCGTTCTTGCCGGGGTCTATATTCCGATGTAGATCATCGGTTAACCATCCCCTTTCAGAATTTCGTTTGCAAGCTGCCGTTTTTCTCTTCCCCTGTCGGCTCGCAGATCACCGCCCTTGCAGCGGAACTGCGGCGCTTCACCGTTCAGGCGGGAGAAAATGCGCTGATATGTCAGGTTCTCCGTCGGCTGGGTGATGTCTATGTTCGTCGTGATGATCGTCGGCAGGCGCGATCTCATGCGGTCGTCGATGATCTGGAACATCTTTTCGGAGGCATACTCTGTGTTGCGTTCTGCGCCGAAATCGTCCAGCACCACAAGCTCAAACGTCGCCAGCCGGTTTCGGATAATGTCGGCCTCGTCAAACATCCTGTCGAGCAAATTGACCGTTGAGACCATCCAGACGCGATACCCTCTATCTAAAAGCTCGTTGGCTATGCTCGCCGCCGCGTAGGTCTTGCCGCAGCCGACAGCGCCGGAGAGCGTGAACGACAGTCCGTTTTCCAAGATGTCCGTCCAGCGGTGGATGAACTTCTCGGCGAAGAACATGGACGGGTTGCCCGTGGAATTGTCAAAGGTCATGCCCTCGTATCCGCGCAGCCAATCTGACCGGCGTTCCTCGTTGAGCCGGCGGAAAGCGTCCTCGGCGGTCTGCTTCCGCGCCTCCGCACCGCACCGGCAGAGGCAGCGGACGATGATCTCTTTTCCTCCGACATCAATGGCGCATTCTTTCTGCTCGCCGCATTTGCCGCAATGGAGTAGGCCGTCAGCGGCGATGTAATCCTCCGGCATGGCGGGGTTGTTTCGTTTCGCGCGTTCGGCAATTCTGCCGATAACGTCTTCTGTCAGCATGGCAAGTCCTCCATCGTGTCATAGTCTGGTGTCGCAAAGCGACCGGTTTGTTTGGGTTTGTCCTCCCGCCTTTCCCATGTTCGGACGCAGGCTTTCCAGTCCTTCATGGGCTGATTGCCAACTTTCCAACCCTTGGAGGCGTAGAAGTCAACAAAGCGTTCGGCATCAACGCTGTTTCCGCGCTCCCGGCAATAGGCAGCAACCTCTTCCACGGTAGGGTGGTGCGCGCGCGCATTCTCTTTCACACCGTTAGGTGGGAAAGATATGTCTATGTCTTTGTCTTTGTCTTTGTCTTTGTCCTTGTCCTTGTCCTTGTCCTTGTCCTTGTCCTTGTCCTTGTCCTTGTCCTTGGGGGGCGTTCGGGGGCGTTCGGGGGCGTTCGGGGGCGAATGCCCCCCGCCCTTTTCTCCGTTCTCGCGGTTTCGCGCGCATTTGGCGTTGTATTTCTCAATGTCCCTATCGATCTGCGACCTCATGCCGGGGAAGACAAAGCGTTCATTACCGCGGAGTTCCGGAGCTGCGCCGGTCGCGCTGTATTCCAGCAGCGCCCTGAACAGTCTCCCGCACTCCGCGTCATTAAGCGCTTCCATGGTGTCGAGGTAGCTGTGATAGGCATTGAAGCTCTCTAATGCCATTGTGCGCCTCCGTTAAAACGGAAGCTGTCCGTCATCTTCCGATTCGGGGATCTCCGAAAATCCCTGCTCCGGGGCAGCGCCGCCAGATTCGGAAGAACGCTTGCTTTCGCAGAACTCGTGCCGGTCAACGATGATATCCGTTGTGTACCGCTTCACGCCGTCCTTTTCGTAGCTTCCGGTCTGGATGCGCCCCTCGACGGCGATCTTCATTCCCTTTCGGAGATAGTTCCCGGCAAACTCCGCCGACTTCCCAAAGGCGGTACAGTTCAGGAAATCCGCTTCAGGCTGTCCCTCGGCCTTTATATTCCGATCAACGGCCAGACGGTAGGAGGCAACCGATTTGCCGGAATTTGTCTGCCGAATGTCCGGGTCAGCGGTAAGCCGACCGATAAGGATTACTTTATTCATGGATTTCACCGCCGTCCTTTACTTCTCCGGTTTCCTCGTCAACCTCGGCGAACTCGGCATCAAAGACCGTTTCATTCGGCACAGAATACATATCGTCAGAAAGCCCTTTCTTGATGACCTCGTCCTGTACCGCCGCTTTGACAAACTCAGATTTCAGCGGCGCGTATTTGAGGACACGCTTCAAAACCGTCTTTTTCGCCATTTCTTCAAAGTTTGTCTTCCATGGTGAAAAGCTGCTGCCGTATGCCTTGCTGTACTTCACGGCGTGCTGCCGCACATCTTCCATGCTCATGACCTCGAAGCCGTAGCCGCCGCTTTTGGTCTTGAAAACGGCATAGACCTTGACAGGCTCGCCCCGGTTGCTGTCAGCCGGTTTGTGCGTAAGCTTCGGCTCAAGGCCGTATTCGCATTCAAATTCATCGTTGGCATAAACAACGTGCGCCTGAATGACTTCCACTTCGCCGGAACGGTACGCAAGATCAATAAGCCCTTTGTATCCAAGCTGGAACTGTGCTTCGAGCGTCCCCTTGTTGTTGTAGGGAAGGACATAAGCCTGTCCAAGCGGCGTGTTTACTTCAAGACCAAGCTGGGCGCTGGTCATCATCGCGCCGAGAAAGCTTGCCGGTGTGCAGCTTCCGAGCTTCGGATTGACGGAGATCGCCGAAAGGACAATGCGCGTGAAGCGCTCCGGCGTGATGACAGAAGGCAGAGCCTTTGCGATCTCGCCTTCCATGCTCTTGATGTACTGCTGCATCGTCTTTTTTTCCGGCGCTTTCATATCAACCGCCTGACGCTGAATAATGTTTGCCATAATTCAATTCTCCTCTCAAAGATTGCAGGTTTTGGGGTTTCCATTTGGGCAATAGCCGTTAAACTTCATACACCGCTTGCAGAAATCCTTGTGGCTATCCTTCGGATAGTTGGTTGTTGGATTCTTGGACTTCTTGCGATGTTCTTCCTTCTGGATGATGTTTTTCATTGTTTTATGCTCCCTTCATTTCTGTCACCCGGAATGTCCGGGCAGATGTTTCTTTGTAATATCCGGTCAGATCAAGACCGGGATTATCCTTTGCAAATTTCTTGCTGTCGAACGTGCGCCGTGTGCTGGATTTCCACGAAACGCGGTAGCCGTCACACTCGCCGCCGCCAGCGTCGCCCATGAAGGACTTGATCCTGTTTGCTGCTTCGTCCCGCATGGTTTCCAGCTCGGCAATCTGCTTGCCAAGGTCTATGTACTGCAAAAGCGCCGGGAGCTTCAAAGTCAGATCAACGGTATCTTCGCTGCTTTCCGCGTATATCGTCTTGATTGCTTCTGTAGTGGCGCGTGAGCCGTCCGCAGCGGGCGGCGTGTGATTTTTCACCAGCTCCCAAAAGTCCGCTTCTGCGCCCATCAGGGCGGCAATCTCGGCTTCGTCGCGCTCAATGGTGAACCATCGAAAATCACGGTTGCCGATCAGGACAGCCAGATACCAACGCTGTTTTCCGGTCATTGCCATGTAATGAACGCACTGGCAATAGTAATTTGCCGGATACTCGCCGCCCTTGAACTTCTTCATGTTCAGCTCGGACGTGGTTTTGATTTCCAGCCCCGCGTCCTCGCCGACGATCTCGCGGTCGATATTGGCAATGGCGAATGGATAATCGGTGTTAAAAAAACTCTGCTTGCATTTGCGAACCTTCTTGCCGGTCTCGGCGGCGAACTTCTGCGCGACAAATTCCTCGAGGAATGTACCGACTTCCGTTGCAAGGTTCCCGGCAAAACAGGGGATTTGTCCGGTCTTTTCTGCCCACAGAGCATAAGGCGAGGAAAACGGATTCAATCCCATGACCGCCGCCGCGTCGCTGCCGCCTATATACGTGCTTCGCAGTGCGAGCCATTCCCCGTGACTTGCCGTTTTGACTTTCGTGATGCTCATTTTGCTGCTTCCTTGACCTCCGCGAGCTTCTGCCGGAGATCGGCAAGCTCGGCGCGCAGGGCTACATTCTCCGTGCGCATCTTCCAGTAGTCATCCGCGAGACGCGCCGCGTCGTTTTTTCCTGCTCTATCTACGAGCTCGCGGTATTCCGCGACGGTGATTCCGACGGTAAACATTGCCGTGCTCTCTCCGGTCTTTTCGTCAACGACGAAGCCGGTGTCAAATTCGTTTTTGTAGTAAGCCATTATTCATCAAGTCCCTTTCCATCATAGATTTCGTTTAATGCTTTGATCTCTTCCGGGGTGAAATTGCATTTTAAAAGCTCGTGGAAGCGGTCACGGAGTTTCTGCTTGCAGTCCTCGCAGTAGTCGCGCTCGGCGTACCGACCGCACAAGGGGCATTTGTTTCCCCATTCGATCCGGTCAGACCCGCAGGTCGGGCAGCGCTCCCAGCCGTACCCTTCATCGGCGTAAACGACGGGGTAGAATCCGTCCTCGCCGCAGTCACGGCAGCGGCACGTTCTGGACACTTGACAATTCCGCCTCCTTTGCTGTAAAATTTGAAGCAAGGTTGTTTTTCCTGTAAGCGCTGTCGGTGTAATCTCCACCGGCGGCGCTTTCGCCTTTTTCCGCCCATGTGGTGGAGCATTCAGACTGCGCCAGCCATGCAAGCACGAGAGATTCCAAGAACGTCTGCATGGACGCAATGCCGTTTCTCTCCAGCGCTTGTTTAACGCGCTGTGCGGTGCTTTCGGTCAACCGGCACTGTAACCGTATGGGCTTTACGCGGCGCGGTCTGCGAGGCTTGCGCTGCGTCACGGCGTCGTAAATCTCCTGCGCTCTGGCGCAGAACTTCACGCCGTAGTCGTTCGTGTGCAGCGCCATGCTCACCGTGCCTTTATTGGCCTTCGGGAACTCTTCCCGGAGGGCGGCGATGGCCGTGTAACGTGTGTCGTTCAATGCCGGCCTCCTCTCTGCATGATCGACGTGTCCGGCATTTGAAGCCAGCGGCAGCAGTCATCGGCCAGACTGGAAAATCCGTAAACGGCGAAGATGCCCTCAATGACGGCGAAGCCGAGACCGTTATATTTTCCGAATTTCCATACGAAGAAGATCACAAGCGCCAGAAGCGTCATGATCGCGGTGGTGGCGAACGTCGCCTTTCGTTTTGTCATGGTTGTTTTCCTACTTTCTCTACTTTCTGCGGCGGTGTGCCGCTTTTTGTACTCGCTTGGTGATGTCGACGGTGTAATCGGCGATTGGGTACAGCTTTGTCCGCGCTTCCCGCCGGGCTTCACATCCGGCCTTGAATTTTGCGTACCGGGGGCAGGATGCGTGACAGCCGACGAAGCGCTCGACGCAGTCCTTACACGGGGCGATCATCTTGCTTTCTCTCCTTTTTGCGCTGATTCAATGGCTCAACGGTGACGTTGAAGTATTTCGCATAAGTCTGCCAAACAATAGCGGCAAAGCGCTCGCCGTCCGCTACCGTCATTTCAGTCTGCACCGTTTCCCCTCCGTTCCTTGATGATCTCATCGACAGCCGCCTCAAGTTTGGCACGTCCATTGCTTGGGCTTCGCTGACCATTCAGGATCATGCTGACATACGCCTTGTGGTAGCCGAGCCGATTGGCAAGCTCCGTGTTAGTGATGCCGTTGTTATGCATCTTGCCGATCAGCCGACCCGTCCATGCTTCGGGAAGATTCACTTTTTCACCCCCATCAAATAATTTTCGATTTGCCAGTTGAAAAAGTTAACAGACCATGTTATATTGAAATTGCGAAAGTCAATCAAACACAGTACCAGCTTAACGCCGCGCCAGTATTCTGGAAACTTTTCAAACCGTGGTTTCATTATAATACCGGCAGTTTCCAATGTAAACATCTTTTTGAAAACTTTTAACACTTTGTTATCGTACACAAAATAGTGGGGTGATTTTTGTGACTTTTTATGGCAAATTTATCAAACTATGCAATGATGCCGGTCTAACACCATCTAAGGCCGCAACAAATGCTGGAATATCAAAAGCTGCCGTAAGCGGCTGGAAAGCCGGTCGGCAAAATCCAACTGACGCAAACATTGCTAAGATTGCAGATTATTTTGGCGTTCCTCTTTCGTACTTCACAGATAATTTGGACGAAAAAGAAGAAAAGCTCCCTGTCGACACCGACAAAGAGCTTTCCTCTAAGTATTCTGATTGGCAAATTTTAGCCGCCTACGAAAAAGCGGACGACAATGTTAAGGAAGCAATCCTGCTTCTTCTAAAATTAAGATAATAGCTTCTCGCAAAGCAGGGTCTTGAATTGCTTTTTCAATTTCAGCTTTTTCTTTCTCCGCAAGTAGATTCTTTTCGTTCTCGCTCATTCTGATCCTCCATTATGAATTTGTAGAATTTGAGCAGGAAGTCAATCCTGCGGGTGTAGCGATCCGGTGCGTCAACGGGTGTTTGCATTTTATCACTTCCCTAAATTGTTTTTTCGACAATTTTCTGTTGATTCTATTCGCGTAGAAATTTATTTTGAACATAGCCGCGCAAGACAGGGGGGGTAACGAGATGGAATACATACCGTACTTCCGCTATGGCCGCGCATATAAGATTGTCCCGTCTCCGCCAAATTCGCTGTACGAAGATCGAGAGCTTATAAATTATGCAGAGAAAATCGTATGCGACGGCAAAATGTACGATCTGACAAGCGCGGAATCCATCTATTCAATACCTATCCCGGATTACTCGAAAATGAACAGAGGATCTATCGAAAGTCCCGTTCTATACCTTGAGTATATTCTCCGTATGCACGCAAGCTATCTTTGGAAAAAGAAGGAATACCGGCTAGCTCTTGTTTGTCTTGGAAAGTCTACACAGATGATGCCGTTTTCGCCAATTGGGCACATTAAAGAAACCTACTACCGTATTGTCGATTGGGAAGAAGAACTTGGTAAATTTCAAAAGGCGGCAGAATGGGAACAATGGATAGAAGATAATGCGCCAAACATCGAACAAGACGTTTTTACTAACGCAATAAATCGTTGTCGATCAGTAGGATCAGACCTCGTTTATTGCAATTGGTCTGGTGCGCAAAGCGCAGTAACCGCAAAATATCAAGGTAGAGTTTACAGCATTTCAGGAAAAGACAAGCGATTCCCTGCGCTGCCTGATTTTATGAAAGGGCCGCAGAACATTTGCTATTTGTCCGGCCCTTTTACATATTGGGGAGACAAAAGCCTTGATACGATCTATTACAAAGGGAAAGACGTAAACGCCATTTCAGTAAGTTGGCGACCGTTTAAGGACGATAGATCGCCACAAGAAATTGCCGGGTATAAAAACACGATTGAGAAAGTCATGCAGCCCCAAATATCTCGGTACAAGATGCGTGTATACTTCCGAATTAAGTATTATTTTCCTGAAAAGCTACCTAAAACAAAATCGGCGATTTATCGCCTTTCGGAAGAAGAATTTGAAAATCTAATTTCTGCCGCGGAGTGCGCCGGTGTCCAACTTCCGGAAAAACCCGTTTACAAAGAACCGATAGACCCAGAGCCAGATTATAACGGCGGACACCGTAAACCATTTTTCGTTTTCTGATTTAAGATCGCCCCGGCGTTGGCGGCAACCTCTGCCGGGGCTTTGGGCAAGGTGGTAAACCGACACGTCTGCCACATCTCAAGCGTACCCGCTCTTGCCCATAAAGTCCATGTTGTAAATCACAAATCAGGAGGAAGATTCAAGAACCGTTCCCAAAACTTTCGGGAAATCCAACAACTGAATGGAGATGGAGAAAAAGTGTCCGCGCTCACAGACCTACAACCTTACTTAGACGAGTATCCAGCCAAACTTCGCAAAGCGAAAAATGCCAGCGGCTTCACCCTGCAAGAGTTGTCTGACCTGTCCGGCGTACCCTATAACAACGTCTGCGACACAAATGCAGGGCGGGTCAAGCACCCGCTCCTTTTTTATGCCGCTGCCACTTGCAAGGTATTGAATCTATCGCTGAATGAGCTTGTCGGTCTGGATGAACAGCCGGACACACAGCATGTCCATGATCTGGAATTAGAGAACGTGCGGTTATCCGGCGAAGTAAAGCATCTGCAAGAAATGAACGCAGGGCTGAGAAAGCAGGGGGAAACCCACACAAGGACAATTTATATGCTTATAGGCGTATGCAGTATTCTTTTGTGCGCCGTTGTATGGTACGTCATATTTGACATCCAGGTAGAGACCGCCGGTATTTTCCGCTCGGCTGGGACAAGCATTTTTGCGGGCGTCCTCGCCCTGATACTGAACGCCTCCGTCGCAACCATCATTTACGCCTTCAAAAGCATTTACAAGGGGAAAAAGAAATGAGAGTTGCACTTTATGTCCGCGTCTCCACGGAAGAACAAGCCGTTCACGGCCTTTCCGTCGATGACCAGAAAGAAAGCCTGAAAAAATGGGCAGAAGAAAACAAGCATAAGGTCGTTGATTATTACGTCGATGCCGGGGTAAGCGGCAGGAAAAGCGTGTCAAAGCGGCCTGAATTGCAGCGGCTTCTATCCGATGTGGAAACGGGGCAAATCGATCTCGTAGCGTTCACGAAATTAGACCGTTGGTTCCGCAACATCGGAGAGTTTTACAAGGCGCAGGAAGTCCTAGACGCGCACGGTGTTGTATGGCAAGCGACATATGAAGACTACGAGACCGCCACCGCCGCCGGACGGTTAAAGGTCAATATAATGCTGTCCGTCGCGCAGGACGAGGCAGACAGAACATCAGAGCGCGTTAAACGGATCATGCAGCACAAGCGGGAGCTTGGCCTTTGCCCAGCGGGGAAAACGCCAATCGGGTTAAAGGCCGTCGAGAGCCGCCTTTGCATCGACGAGGAAACGGCGCACATTGCGAGGCGAATGTTTGAGGACTACATCGCCACGGGAAGCGTTAACCACGTCAAGAAGATGCTCGTTTCCGAGTTTGGAATAATGCGAGCAAATCACCATATAAAAGGCGCATTGAGCAACGAGAGATATATCGGCCTTAACAGCGGAATAAAAGTCTGCGACGCGCTGATACCGCCGGAGGATTTCGCCCTTGTACAACGGATGCTGACGGCAAGAAGCATTCGCAACAACGGATCGCGGCACACTTGGCTGTTCTCCGGCCTTGTCTGGTGCGCCGAATGCGGCCATCGTCTTGTAACGCATTCCACGCGGCAACGTGGGACAGATTACTTCTATTATCGATGCAAAAACTATGAGCTGGGCATCTGCCGCCACAAAAAGAGAATCAACAAGGCGGCACTAGAAAAATATCTGCTTGCCAAACTGCCAATCGAGGTACAGGCGCACAATGCAAAGCTCAAGGCGGGGAAAACAAAGCCGCCGGTTGATACGGCGGCAATCAAACGGAAAATGGACAAACTGACAGACCTTTACCTCGCCGATCTCATAAGCCGCGAGAAATACGAAATAGAATACACTTCTCTAAAAGAAAAACTGAACGTTCCGCCAGAACCAAAGCCCATCAACGAAGAACTTGTCATGTCCGTGCTGGACGCATACGGCAAACTTCCGCCAAGCGGAAAAAAGGAAGTGTGGAATCGCTTCATTCGCCGGATTGTAGTTTCAGAAAACGGCGACATCTTTTTTGAACTCGTTTGGCTATAAAGAACCTTAACACC